CATATACACACATATACGATGAAAAAACTATCCAAACAAGGAAACTACGGCACCGTCTACGAGGGAAAATATAAAAAAAAGAAAGCCATTTACAAGACCAATAGCTTACCGGACGTGAATTTGCAACACGAACGCGACGTTATGCTCGTCTTGAACAGCGACCAGAGAATGAAATCTTTTTTCCCTCGACTGCTGGACTATAAGGAAACGGCGAAATCGCAGTGTATTGTCATGGAGTTTATCGAACACGAATTCACTCTGTACGACGCTATGGACGAGCTGAACACGAGCGAAAAAGAGCTCATTTATTTGCATCTCTATTGCATGCTCAAAGTGGCCAGAGAAATCTGCGATTTCACCCATTACGACTTGCATTTCGACAACATTCTTATGGTGAAAGCGTCGCAAAGTAAACACGTGTACACGTTCAACGACGGCACGCGTACCATATTGCCGTACGATGACTATCGTCCCATCATGATCGATTTCGGGTTCAGCTACTGTCGGGGCGTGACAGGTTTACGCGCGCCCATGACTCAAACGCATCACTACATGAATCCTATGGTCTTTTGTCCCATCCACGACATTTACATTCTGCAAAAGAATTTTCAGCATTGGGGCGTGGAATTTGAAGTCGGGTTGCGACACGCTCGACGCCATCGACAATTCAAACGCAGTCTTTTTGATTTGCTAGCGCGAGTGACTCAATGCGCCGACTACCCACGCGACGAAGATGAAACTCCGCCCACAACGGAAGGAGGAGCTTCGGGTTACAATTCCGATTGTAGCAGCAGCGGTAGCAGCAGCTGTAGCGATAATGAACGACAATGGCGAGATGTGGGTCGCTGGAAAAGCGTCCGGACGTTGCGCGAAAACCAATTGTTTACGCACTTGTTTCACCTCGACGACTCTATCGTCCCCATCGAAGCGTGTCACGCGACATTGGAATCAAAAGACTTACAGGGGGTACTCATGTATTGGATAAAAACATATCAAGAATGGTACAAGGAAACGGCAACATTTACAGAAGCGTACACGAGTCGTTATTTGGAGTCGACATTGAAATGGTTGAGAGAATTCGCGTGACGACATGTGACCTTTGACGTTGTCGCTGTCGTTTTCTACGTCGATCACGTGCACGTCGATTGTCCAGATTACGTGACGGAAGCGCTATACGAGCGACTGAGGGCCGTCGCCGCCGTTGCTGCTGCTGCTAGTCAAAACGCCGTAAACGCGCCACATAATGTGCTGACAGACGCACGTGTCGGGTCCTCGCGTCTCTGACGCCCAACTGCAATCGGGTAAATGGAAAGCGTCGCCGACGGGAATCATCATGAAAAACATTTTCAACACATCGCTTTTGCGAGATAGCCATTCAATGTGCTTCTCCATTTTTATCTACATCAAACAATTATTTAACAACTGTTATAAGCATTTGCGTAGGTAGAATAGCAAAATTTACGTCCGCTACAGTTTTCGATGCTGGGCGCGTTGTCGGCGGCGGCGGCAGCTGCTCCCGGTCTGTTGTAGAGATCTTGTTGGTGCTGCTGCAGAGGAGGTTGACGGTACGGAGTGTTGTAGTACGATTGCTGAAGTTTAGCCGGTGCCGTCGCCGCAGTCGGTTGATAATGCTGCTGCTGCTGCTGATACTGTTGCGGCGTTGCCTGTTGATAGGCGTACGGCTGCTGCTGATAAGCGGAGGCGGCAACCGGCTGCTCTACTGGATACCCAGCGGCGGCGGCGGGTGGTGGCGCGTACGACGGAGGCGGAGCGTAAGCTGGAACCGCGACCGAACCTTCGATCGCGGACGCGATGAACTGAGCGAAATCGTGTTCGTTGTACTGACCCTTGAAACGAGCGATGGGCATTTGTTTGCGATAGAAAATAACGATGGGTACGTGTTGAATGGAAGCGTCGCTGCCATCCTGATAGACGCTACCTTCGGCTTTCGAGACGACCGACTTGTTCTCGCTCAAATTGACGGTGAAAAATTGCACTTTGCCTATATAGCGAGGCATGACACGATCAATGACCTCTCGCATTTCCACGCAATACTTGCAGTCGCTACCCGTCAGAAAGACGACGGCCAACTCGGACGGCACCTGTAAAGCCAGATATTTTTTGAACTCTACGACAAGAGTCTCGAAAGCATTCGATTGAAGTGTTTGCATCATTTTTCTTTATTCGAATCAAAGATTTATATTAAGAAATAGTTCCAATATTCCATGAAAAATATTGGAACTTATAGAAATTGCATCAACGAAGCAATGCGTTCGAGCCAGTAGGCATTCACTTGCGATCGCGTCGCCAAACACACGCGCAATTTGAAGGGTGTTAGGTTACGAAAAAATTCGTAGCCACGACAAATGCAATAGTGAACCGTATTGAGAAAATGGTCGTCCATGACGTCACGACCTGTTTGTTTCGAAACCTGACGAATTTTGTCGCAATAGAACCGCGTCAACTGTTGCGACACTTCGACCGGAAGACTCTTGATGTCGTACACTTGGACAAATGCCAGCAACGACCACATGTCCTCATCGCGAGCGTCCAGATTGAAATCAAACTTTTCTAAATCATTCATCGTGTGTACACACAAACTACATTAAAATTTGTGAGCAATTTTAAAATCAATTGATATTAATAAATAATAATGGTCAAATCTAGAAAAGGAAAAGGATACTATAAGAGATGTTATTGGTTTAAAAGAGGGTCCAATAAACGTGTCACTACCAAAAGAAGGACGAGACGAAGGTACACTCGTCGTCGTCCGTACCCCAAGACGACCTATTTTGGACCGAGAAATTACGATCCCTCCCTAGATCTCGCGGAAGACGCACCGTCAGTATTTCTGACACCGTCAATAGAGGCTGAGCTGCCACCGCCACCGGATTTCCTGTTGGGACCGGCGGCAGCCAAGGCTCGTCGCAAATCTCGCAAGTCCAAACGTCGCTCCAAGCGACGTTCAAAAAGAAAGTCGCGCAAATCTAGTAAACGTCGCAAGACCAGCAAACGTCGCCGCCGTTATTAATTTTATTTAAATAAAATGGTAGCTCGTACTAGAAAGAGAAAAGTTTGCTTTAGGGCCAATGGAAAACGAAAGTGTTTCATGGCCAGAGTGACAAAGAAATCGCGTAGAAAGTCTCGTCGAACTAAACGCCGAAAGTCTAAACGTCGCGCTTCGGCCACGACCATGAGACGTACCATGCGTCGGTCGAGTCGTCGCCATCGTAGAGCCAGTTTTGCGCCGCAAATGAACGTCATGTACGACTACGTTTAATAACCTCCAATAAATGAACGCAAACAGATCATCGTTTAGATCGACGACCGATTGGGGACCTTCTTTTTGGTTCTTTTTACACACGAGCAGTCTGGCCTATCCGGCGACACCATCGTCGCCTCACGTAAAAGCGGCCATTGACTTTCTCATCTTGTTGCCCAATTTGTTACCCTGTCCCTATTGTCAGCAACACGCTCGAGACTACGTGTCGAAATCCAATTTATTGCAAGCGACCATGTCGCGTCAATCGCTTTTCGAGTTTTACGTCCATTTTCACAACGCCGTCAATCAACGCCTTCACAAACCGCTCGTCGGTTTAATGCAAGCCAGAAACATGTATTCGACGCGCGTGGCGGGATGGGGACCGCCATTCTGGTTCTTTTTACACATGACGGCGTTGACGTATCGAGATCAACCCACGTTTGCAGATCAGACGCGCATGCGTCAATTTCTCGAAACGTTTCACATCTGGTTGCCGACGACGGCAGCCCAACATTTGGCCTACACCTACACGAGTGAAATGGGAGGAGAAGCGTTGACATGGGCGTGTCTGAACAAAGCCAATTTGTTTTACTTTTGGTTCACGTTTCACAACCACGTCAATCGTCGACTGGGCAAAGAAGAACAGACGCTGCAACGCGTCAAAGAATTGTACAAGACAAATTAATTTTTCAAAAAATGTTGTGTAATTCAAGATGATAAAGAATTGGTCAAGAACAATAGAAAAATGTCGGATGAAATCGCGGCGGTACCCGAAGACGACTTGCTCGTCAGCAGCGAAGAAGAGTTGGATGACTATTTCGATTACGATGGAGACGCGGCCATTGTCGAATATCGCAGCAGCAGCGGTGGCGATGACGACGATGACGATCCAGACGAGATGACAACCAAAAAAAGACGATATATATTTCCGAAACCTATCCACTATAATTTGTTCGAGTCGACGGACGATATCGATAAAATGTTCAACAATCACGTCCAAGTGTACACGATACCTCAGCGATGGAACACGAGGCATCCGACGGTGCCGTCACGCGTCGTCAACGTGAAACTCTGTCGACTCTATTTGCTAAAGAAACCGTGCGTCTACAATAATCTGTGTAAATTCGCGCATCATTTTACCAATATTACCCGATGTAAATACGATTTTTGCAAGAAAACTAAACTGATCGGTCCCGGGGTGTTTGTCAACGAAAGTCACAACATGTGCCGACTGAGGCATCACACGGAATCGCTCAATTCTTTCATCTATAGAACCAAACAGACGACCGTCTTTGATCTTCGATTGACTATTTTTAGCGAATTTGTCGACGAATTCAGGAAGCATTTCGTCTTTCCCATGAAATGTAAATCGTTGCACGTGACGATCGTTTCGCGAGACGTCGAAGCCGCCGCCGCTACGGGTTAGTAGTGGTGGTGGTTAAATCTCGAACGCGTTCGTTGGCATTGATGATGCGCCCTCCGTGTTCGAGATATTCTTTTTTGCGAGACAAGTAGTGCAAATTCATGATGGCGTGCTGGTCGACCACGTCGACGACGACGGGCACGTTTTTCGTTCGCATGACTCTGCCCAGAAATTGGATATAGTATTGAACCATGTCGGCAGCGACGAGTAGGGAATCCAATTTGGGAAAATCGAAACCCGTCCCGATTTTGCCAACGGTGCCGATCAAAATGTCGCACTGTTTGTCGTACGTGTGCACGTTGCCCGTGAGGAGGCTGACGACGCGCGACGGTCGCACGGTCAAAAGTAAATCGCGCAACGCTTCACCGTGAGCCACGCGTTTGACGAGCACGAGCCACGTGCGGTCAGCGGGGAACGTTTGAATAATGTCGACCAGTAAACGATGACGCTGCACGTTGGTGGCTTGCTGTTCCAACATGTAGTTCCAGTCGAGTTTGCCGTAAATGCGCCGCTCGAGCATCACTATGCCCGTGTACACCGTGTAGATATCGTGTTTTTTGAACAATTTTTTCACGATGAAATTTTCACCGTAAAAAAATTTAAACAAGACGTGCAGTTCATCGGGACGATAGGGTGTCGCCGTCAAGCCGATGAATCGTTTGGGACAGAATTTCAACAAATTCAAACTGCGTTTTTCGCTGAGCAACAAGTGGGTTTCATCGGTGACGAGCACGTGATCGACCGGGATGTCGTTTAATTTGTGAACGTTGGCAATGTTGATGATGCCAAAATGATAGTCGGTGCCCGTGTAGCCTGGCAAGTCGACGACGAGAGCATCGCCGCTGCAAAACGTGGCGATCGATTCGCGCCATTGTTGAACCAAACAGACGCGATGACAGACGATGATGGCCGGCAAGCGAAGAGAGCACACCAACGACAGGGTGGTTATGGTTTTCCCGAAACCGGGAAAACAGCTAATCATGACAACGTGCGTTTCGGCCAATTTGATGCGAGCATTTTGATGAATATTGACCTGTTCGGGACGCAACGTGCCCGTGAATCGGGGAAACGAGAGACAAGGTCGATACAAGCGATTGTTGCCGCTCGTCGGTACGGCCGAGAAAGGGACACTGAACGTCGGCCAAACACCGTCGACAAAACACACGCGAGTCGTCTTGTCTTCGAGAACGACCGTAAAACGATCGCGTAGACGTTGTTCGTCTTCGACGCGTTTCAAAACGACACGCGTACTCATTATCTTTATGTTGTAGGCGATGAGGCTTTCTGATGCAAACTTAAAGCACGGCCGGAGTGAAACTCTTGGCACTGGCACGAGCCAAAAAGACGGCGGGATCGATGAGTTTCTTGGTGGTGACGGCCGATGCCGGCAAGTAGCCGTACTTGATGTACTGTTCGATTTGAGGTCCCGGATCGAGACTGTAGCACGCGCGACACGACGTGATACTGAAATCTTGGAATGCCGAACCGACCATAGCATCAGCCGTTCGAGGTTTCTTGCTGAAAATTTCAAACATGTAGGCCGGACGCAGACCGACTTTGACGTTTTGCGGTTCCACTAAAAACTGAATGGAATCCAATTTGGCTACCGTCATGTACGAGGTGAGCAAATGATCGAAACGAGACGCGTACGAAAAATGACAACCCAACGGGAAATATTTCGAGTAATTGTAATTGAAACCGTGAGGAGTGGAATCGAGACCCGTATAGCCTTCTTTGTACCAGTAGGCTACGAGATCTTTGGCGGCGCTGAAGGCTTGCGTTCTATCGGCAATCTGAGCGCCCTTGTAACCGTGCTGTTTCAATACGTCCAACGTCATAGCCGGCCACATGGTGCCGTTAGCGGGTACGCTACCGTCGCGAATGATTTGCATGACTCGATTGACTTGTTGGAACAAATTCTGTTCGAAAGCGTTGGTTTGCGTGCGCAATTCCATGAGTTTATCGAAATCCAGACCCAATCCCTGTTCCGATTTGGGAGCCAAGAGCAGACCGAGTTTAGTGTTGACGGCCACCGATTTGCCGACGGTCCACCACAATCCGCAACCGACTAAAGGGTACGTCCAGTAGCCGCGATAATCGCGCGGAGAAACGTCGGCGCAAATGTTGGGCGGGAAACCGCCGGGACAGTCGTCTTTCAGGTCGGTCGTCAAGTATTCGCGCACAAAGCCGCTACGTGACGCCGAAGCGGGAGCTTTATTGCCGATCGTGTACGTTCCGTCGCGATAGCAACGTTTAAAGGTGCCCTTGGATTGAGATCCACCATACGAGCCGTCGCTGACGACGGTCAAACATTTTTCGTCGGGGAATTCGCAAGCCGTCGAAGAGCAATCTTGAGGATACCACCACGGTGGATTGCGACGCGACATGTTGAGTGGCTGACCACCGGACGTCAGACCGGGTTGCATTTCGTCGAAAAACGGATCGGGTTTACTGCTGCACAAATCGGGGACGGCGTATTCGCCCGGATAGACGAAACCTTCGTAAAAAGAATCGTTGGGAAATCCTTTCATGCCCGACATGCCGTTTCGAACGATGGTATCTTTGCGATAATTGCTATCGGGATTGTTGGTATCATAGGCGCGTTTCATGAGCCACGCGTTGGTCAAATTGACGACCATGTAGGGCCACGTGGGACAGTCCAAAAGTTCTTTGGCTTGCAATCGATTAGGACTGTAGATGCATTCTTTGTGAGCGATACGCAAACAATCGCACACGTTGCCGTCAAATAGTCGCGAGTAGTCGAGTTTGGCGTCGGAATCGATGGCCGTCAACAAAGGCATACGATCGGTTTTGTAGTTGGACGCTGAGGCTTTTTCTTTGCCTGGAATCCAATCGAGATAGTAGGCGTCTAAATTGTCGTAGATTTGTTCCAATTTGACCGGGTCAGTCAACGTCGTCATATTTGGCCACAATTGTTTGAAATATTTCGTTAAATTAGCGGCAAGTTTGGCGTCGACGGGTCCAGGCACGGGTACGGGCACGGGTCCGGGCGCGGGTCCGGGTCCCGGTACTGGAGGTTTCATCGTACTATCGGGAGCATTGATGTAGGTGGGGATTGTAAACTCGGGAAACGTCATCATGTCCGGTCTGGGCCAATAGTTGCCGATGGGAAAGCCTAGCGACTGTTCCGAATAGGCACCGTAAGGCGTGTAGGCCGCGATGGGGGGTTGGGGTGGATTAGGTAAATCGATCGTCGCCGGTAGAATGGCACCGTTAAACATGAGAGGCGCGCCACCGTACAGACCGTACGTGGGTTCAGCCGGTGGTAACGGTGCAGGTGACCGTCTTTTCTCTGTAAAGGCAAAAACTCCGAGTACTCCCAAGATCACCACGAAAAACATAATCAACCATAACTGATTATTCATAATTTATTAATTTAGAGAAATGAGGAACGAATATTATATAAAGACAGAGAGCATAGCTTCTTCGCTGGCCGTCCGGTCGTGTAATATATGTGTTGTGACAATGACTCTTTTTGCCGCATGTCAACGTCGAGGAATTTGTTTGAAATTCGACGCCAATTGGTCGGCTACGTGGAGGAATGACACGACCGCCGTGTGCGTGGTCGTCGTCACATCGACGGGTAATTTCGCTAAAGGTTACGAAACGTTATGGTTTGAAACGTCCAGTCATCAGTCGTTGGTCAACTATGTGTTTCAGTCGTGCGGCTATCGACCGTTGTGGTTAAACGAACGAGAATTTCAGTGCTGCGTGACTCGCATCGAACAAGACCCGTGTCAATGTTCAACGTGCGGTAAAAGCGTCAAAAATGAACGAGCCATGAAACGCCACAGAAAACTCTATCATTTTAAAAATTAACCAAAACTTTTAAAATGACACTATTCAAAGATCTTTAATGAGCGTCACGGGTCGCCGATCCGCTTCAGGTGGTGGTGGTGGTGGTGGCGTAAAAGATTGCGGTGGCATGGACCGGAAACTTTTACGACTCATCGGTAACGCTCTGGCTCTTCGAGGTAACACTGTGGGCGTGTACGCCTGCGTGAGCGACGATGGAGCTAAACGCGGCGGCGGTGGCGGAGGCGGTTCGACGAATGATGGCGGCGCTTCATCGGGAAAAGGACGCGACTCTTCATCTGGACGAGCAGATTCGCTCGTTTGCGTCAACATGACGTGAGCTGGCATTGGTACTGGTACTGGTGGTGAAACGGTTACCGGCTTAGGAGAAGCAGGAGCAGGAAGACGAAAGGAGCGCAGAGGACGTCTGACGGGAGCCGGTCGTTTCATGGCTTCGTAGACGACGACTGGTCGCTGTTGTTGAACGGTGGGGGTGACGGGTTTCGGATACGACAGCAAGTAGACTATCGCCAATAGACTGATGATGATTCCACCTACAAACACCTTTCTATTCATCATTTTATATTATTTATTTTCTTCAGAAATTTGGTCATTGGATTTGACCCAGATTCCGATATTGATGTGTTCATTGTTACTCTCAATCACCATCGGCTGATGTTTATTCAAGTAGATTTTCAGTTGAGGTCCAAAAGTGGCGATTTTGTTGGTACTTTTGATGTTGTTGGCATTGAAACGTTGAGGCGGCGATAGCGGTTCACTGGCTTCACCGATAATGGTGGAACATTCGATGATTTCGTTGACTTGGAAAGCAAATTTGAGACTCTGTTCGCTGCGTGAAATGTCGATCCATCCGGGTTGCATTTGAATGTTGCGACAAATGCTGAGGTATTCTTCGTTGGAAACGTTGACGGGATCGGTGATGCGTTCACCGAATTCGAGTAGCTGATTCTGAACGAGAGTCACTTTGATTTTAGCGTTGGATTTCACTTTGGGATAGTCGTTGGTTTGACTATTTTTCGACGTCTTTTGAGTCTTAATGATTTGAATGCAAATATTTCCGGGAAGAGTGTCGTCCGTGTCGTCGCTGAGAACGGTGAAAACAACGTCGTCCGTCTTTTTGGCGTTTTTGAACGTCGTTTTCAGGTACTCTAGACTGATGCCAATGTTGAGCTCTTCCACGTCGCCGGTCAACGTGTACGTATCGAAAGCCTCTTTGGTCACTTTGGCATTGGCGTGAATGTGGTGTTGGACATTGGTATAGATTTGCAGACCGTTGTTGCGAATTTTGAAACACGTTTGCCGGATGCGAGGATTTTTGTCGCACAAAGGACTAATTTGTAAATGTAAATCAAAGAGATTCTTGTAAAAGAGTCCCTTGGCTCGAGACACGGCTTCGAAAAGGACACGTTGTTGCTGCTGATCTACGTGCATCATCGTCGTATCTTTTTGTATTGTAAAACGACAAACTCTTAACTCTCTAATAATAAAAAATGAACAAAATTCTGGTCCTGGCGTGCATCGCGTTATCGTTGGCTCTCTTCTATTTCAAGCGCAAACACGATCAGTGCCGCCGAGAATTAGAGAAACAAAAACGACTCGTCAAATCGCTGATGGAGGGCATCGAATTGGAACCTTCGCCAGCTGAAGAAACGTCGCAACTCATGAATCTGGCCACGACAGCCATCACGCCTCTCATTTCGTTCATAGGACCTAATCTTTTGAAAAAGAAGAACGATTTTTTAAAGGAAACTATCGATACGAGTGATTACGAATTATCTCAGCAAATGCGTCAGCTAGACGAAATAGAAGAAGAAAATGATGATGATGAACCAGCGCCACCACCAACGCAGGCAAAGCTTGTATCCATGCCGGCGGCAACACCAAAACCCATGCCTGCAGCTGCTGCACGACCAACTCCACCTCGCCCAGCATCGCCGCCGCCGCCCATGGTGCCTCCAGAAGTATTACTAGCGGCTTTGTGGTCCAGACAAGCCGAAGCGTTGGCCGGGACGTCGCCACTGCCGCGGACGTCGAAAATTACAGAAATTTTTGACGATCCACCGGCAGTAACAGCACCGCTTCCAGAACCACTGCCGGCAGTAGTAGAAGAGGTCAATGAACCAGAGGACATTGTTTCACAATTGGCCGATGCCGTGGCCGACGATGAACAACGCGACCTACCTGAGTTGTCGAGTAGTCTACCGGACACACGCGACGTCACGGGTCTACCTGACGCCTTGAAACGCGAAGCCGACGCCATTGACGAGGAAATTCGACAATTTACCCACGACAATGAAGATGAAGTTGTGACCACCACAGTGGAAAAACCTTTAGCCGCACAACAGGCGAAAAAGAACAAAAAACGAAAACCCTTGTACAAACATCCGGCCTTACAACCCGATTTTTTCTGTCAAGACGGTGTTTGCTCCATTAAGCCAAAATAAAAAATTCAGTAATTTGTGTGTATCTGTATGCGTGTATATCATATAATAAATGAAGGAAGTCGCGGTCGATATCGCCACGGCGCCGCCTCGTCACAATTTTCCATTCGAATACGTCAACGACCTGTCGGAATTGAACAGAAAACGCATAGTAAAGGTGGAAGAAACTCGAAAAGATGTACGCGACACCTTCGCCAAATACGAAAAGAAATTGGGCAGACAAAAAGGCTGGGCTAACTTTAACGAATCGATACGTTCGCTCGTCAACGTGTGCGCCATTCCCCTAGTGGCTACGGCCGTCATCTTCCCCATTTCAGTAGGCGTCACCGTACCCTTGGCTATTGGCGGACTAGCGGTGACGAGTTGCTGCGATCTCGCCGAAGAACGCAACAAAAATAAACAGACGCGATACGCCAGTATAGTCGCCAGATCGCAAGCGACACTGTCGCATCTCGATCACGTCGTCGACAACGTGCTCACCGACGGCATCGTCACCCAAGCCGAGTACGAAATCGTTCTCAAGAGTTATACCGATTTTAAAAAAAATATCCTCTGATTAAAAGCAAGTTGATATCTTACACATTCTTTCTTTATGTCTAAGTTAATATGTGTTCCGCCGTAACCAATACCACCATGATGCCTTCATCTTACGACAACGGTTCCTTCTTTTGCACCACAAGAACAATGGTGGGAAAGACTAGATTTGCCAGCGGTAAAGAAATAAAATTGAACATTGTAGAATGTATGGAATTGTTTTCCAAATACATCTTCAACGACAAAAAGGTTAACAGCATCATCCAATTGCGGACGGGTTTCAAAAACGCCTTCACTTGCGACCTCTACCTTCTCAGTTTCAACAAGCAAATTTCCATGAAAATTTGTAAAAACGGTTCCTTTCAATTCACAGGCAATATTACCCTTCAGTGCGCTTACGAAGCCATTCAGTATGTTATCTCTTTACTTAAACTATTGTATCCCAAAATGTACGAAAATGATACTTGCGAAATTTATATTTACGAAGTTATGAGTAATTTTGTCCTTGACCTTAATCGTCCTATTGAACCCGACAGTCTAATGACTTTTTTCCAAACGATAGCTCCTCACTATAATAACTACACGTGCTTCAATTCACAAACATCCGGCACGTTCACGTGCAAGTACAACGTCGGAACGACCGAGGTCATGCACCGTAACGTCAGCTTCTTTGACGAAGTCAGCTTTGTAGAGCACGTGCCTTACAAAGATTGCGTCAGCAGTAAAAAATTGGGTCTAGATGAACGCAAAGACTATTACATCACTTTTCTCGTTTTTCAATCGGGAAAAGTTATTGTGAGTGGCATCAACGAGACGATCGTCGAACGCGTGTGTCGCGATTTTTGTCTCGTCGTGAAAAACTATTTCGACACGATCGCCGACAGTGGCGGCTGCATATTTCAGCACCAGCCATTGGAAATCTCCAAAAAGATCATGAAACGAACGTGTTACGAAAAAATTTCACTCGTCAAAATCGAAGACGATCAATATATAATTGTCCGCGGCAAATCAAACTACGTCAACAGCCGCAAATCCAAACTCGCCTCCAAATATTCGTTGTGTAAGACTATTTACGAAAACGACTGTTTGAACATTAACGTTTGCAAAGAACTGAAAAATATGCTGAAAAACGATAAGAACGTACACTTTAGCAATGTGGGAATGACGACAAGTCTAGACGAGAGCATCATTATTAGCCACATGGAAAAGTGTAACACGGCACCAGTAGAAGTACCAGTGGCCGGCGGCACATCAGTGGCTGTCGGTTAAATTTCAAAAATTTTAACATCTTTGAAATTTTATTCAATGTCCCAATCGCTGTCGATCGACGGCCACACTGTTGGCGTGAAACGACAGGAAAGTGTAAAACAAGACCATCAATTTAAAAGGAATCGTTTCCAAGTCGAGAACCATGTTGATGTAGTCGTCTTCATCGCAACGAACGGCACCGACTTTGGTCGCCGTTTCGTCGACAAAATGGTCCACAATTTCCATCATGATACATTGCATGTCTAGTGTTTTGTTACATTTCAAAATGAAGGCTCGCATTTCTCTCGGGTCGACATCCATGTATTTTATCGAGGCTTGTTTAATACACTGATATAACTGAGACATTTATATTATAATTTTTAATTCTTTGGCCTTTTCAAAATCTTCGTCAGTCAAAGGCGTAACTTGACCATCACCCAGATATTTACCAACCACGGATTTCTTATCCAAAACGAAACCCTCGTACACGTACAGTCCGTACTCGTTCTTTTGCATAGTGATGGTCTGAGAAGGGAAAAGATTCTTAATCAATCGATCACCGGCTTTGACCACAAATGGAACCAAAAGTTTAGTCTGATGGTGAGGATGAACCAAATCTGGACGTTGAGATTTTTTCTTAGATTTTTGTACAGGTTCTGAAAGTGGCGGCGATCGGTCCACTCCCGACGATGGCGCTTTGCGTTTGGGACCGACGGTGAATTTACGAGGCGACGTTTGCTTGCGTTTACGTTCCGATGATCCGACGAGAGACATTTCCGACATGAGCTGATGCAGAGGAACCGGGGGATGGGGGGTAAGAAAGCGACGACGAACGGCGACGGCGATTTTTCGACGCGGCGGCGAAGGTGAAGGCGTCAGAGGCAAAGAATCTACTGGAAATAATTGTCTGACGTGTGACGGTTTAGATGTATCCATGCTCTTTCAGTTTCAAATCCAAAAACGATTCAATATCAATGACTGTATAGGGAACTTCAATCAAAACAATATTGTTTTTCAAACACAAATCTCTTTTAATTTGATCCCTATACTTTTGATTGAGAAAAGCGTCACGCGACGAGTGAAAATGAGGCACGTAGTGGTAATGCTGTTTACCTTGATATTCTACGGCGAGAGCCAGCTCAGCGTTGTAGCAGTCCAATTCGAGATCGACTTTAGTGACGGGATTGCGCAAAAAAGTGGGACGCTTTTTGGGAAAGGGTCGATTGAAGCGCTCCTCCAAGTGACGTCGGCAAGCCAATTCACCGCGACTGTCGGCCGGCGCGGTTGAAGTACTAATGGACGTGTCTACTGGTCTGAAAGCGTGAGGAAAACGTTGGCGCCAATCGCTGCCGAGCAAATGGGGGTCGCTAGTGCCGCGAACGCCGCGGGCACGTCTGAAAATGGCGTACACGCACAGCGTGACAAAGGCAATGAGAAACAAACGACCTTTGCCAATGTTTCGCCACCAGGATGTCGGCTTTTTTCTCATGTCATAAAAAGATTTTATTAATGAGAACCCTAGTGAAATAATTAATCTTAATTTTTCCAGAATAAAATAATTCGAGGAGACATTTGGGATGAATGAAACCGCAGCCGGTAGATTCGGCATCGTTTCCCGTATTTATCCTAGGTAAAACGTCAACGGCGTCAACGTGAGCGAAAAACACGCACACTTGACGGCTAATGTTTTTGTACTTGAATTTGAACATGTTGCGCGTCAGTTGACTCTTATCCAACTTGAGGTTGGTCTCTTCGAAAAGTTCACGAACGGCGCACTCGCGCAACGATTCGCTTTCGTTGACGATGCCTTTCGGAATACCCCAGTAGAGATTGTACGATTGATTGATTAAAATACCGCGACGACTGACGACGCAAACGCCGGCACACTGTTTGGGTTTGTCGTCATCTTCGTAGAAATCGGCCGTGTCCTTATAGTCCACGTTCAAGACGCATTGGCAATTTCTGAAACAGGTAATTGCCATTTAATTCTTTTTCGAGCTTCTTGAGCGTCTTTTTCTTTCCAGTATTTCTTGACTTCGCGCTCAAATATCTTGATCCATTTTTCGTAGGACGACGTCAGCGACGTTTGGCAAATCTTGTAATACATGTTGATTTTGAATTCCACGGATTTACTCGAGCGAAAAGCCATGGCGTCCGATTGAGGTGTCAACTCTGCCGACGGTAACTGCTGATAAAAGACGCTGTCGACGTACGTGTCAATGACGGCATCTGGTGGCGGAGGTTGGATGGCGCCTAGCGTGTAGACGCGTCGAGGTTTGACTATGACGTGCGTCGAGAATTGGACGAGAAATTCAAAGAGCTGTTTGGGTGTTTTACTGTCGGCTCCGCGTCGCAACGTTTGCAAATACTGACGCGGCTGATCGACGTCGTGTTTGTAAAAACTCTCCAGCACCTTGACGACAATGTCAAAGAAGGCGAATTTACCCGGCTCTTGGTGACAGTAGAGAAAAAAGACAAACATGTCGTAGCCGGGACGCAAATGTTCGTAGATGCCTTTCTTTTCGAGCTGTCGCATGCCCCACGTTTCACCGGTGACGCTATCGCTGCCGCACGACATGCCAAAATCGATAATGACGGGATTGAAACAATTGGAAAAAGACACGTGATATTGATCGAAAAGAATTTGCGTTTTTTTACTAGAAAAATGAATCAAGACGTTTTCCAAATGTAAATCGTAGTGCCCGAAACGGAAGGCCGATTGAGCCATTTCAAGCGCGACGCACATTTGCATGGTGAGCGTGATGAATTTTTGACGCGACATTTTCGACATGGCCGATTTGAAGGTTTCACCGTCGACGAAACGCGTCAAGTTGTAGGGTCCTGAATTGCGATGAAACGAGGCGTACGTTTCGACAAACATGGGCACGTTGAGAGCGTTGAGGTGCTGTCCGGCCACGTACTCGCGTCGGGCGTGATCAAACAGTGCCGGCTTGTTGAAATGCTTGAGAACGACGCGATGATCGACGTCGTCGTGACGGACAGTAGCCGTGTACACTCGTCCCTGCTTGTTGGTCAAATTGTTCATGGCCTGTACGCGCGTCATCCATTCGTGCATTTTGTAGGGTCGCTGGTGTCGCGGATGTTGACAGCCGTCCAAGGGACCGCACCCGCACGCGTCACTCGTTTTCATTACCAAATCTTGACAAATAGCCGGTGTCAACATGATTTTTTATTCTCTCCTCACAGTTTAATTTAGTTAAAAGTAGTCCATCATTAAGAAAACCATTACCATGATTTCGAAATCCAAATTATCCATCCTTAATGCTATCAATCAATTCATGTCGGACGACTTTTTGTTTGGCAACGTGGACCTGATCGAGAAATGGCACAGCGGCGAGACTCAGAAACGCGTGGGATTGATGTTGGGCTTGAAACAGAGAGAAGTCGTCCAGGGACCTCAGCGAAACATTAGCGCTTACCTCTTTTTTTGCGAGTCGAAACGTCGCGAGATTTTGGAAACCAATCCCGGCATCAAACCCAACAAGGTCATGATTCTTTTCGGAGAGTCGTGGCGCAATTTGAGCGACCAGGAGAAACAACCGTTTATCGACAAGGCTATGGTCGACAGGGAGCGCTACAACAAGTATTTGGAGAGTAAAGTGCGACCGAAAAAGAACGCCCGACCGAGTATTTATAATTTGTTTTGTACCGACGAACGACGCGCCATCAAAAAGGATCATCCCGACATGAACGCGTCCGACGTCAGACGAGAGCTAGGCAAAAGATGGAAGGCCGTCAAAGAAACGAATCCAGATCTTTTGAAAGAGAAATATGGATACGTGATTGAAGAGAGTCAAGATGTGGTAGGAAATCTCTAAATAATATCGTTCAACAGCTGACAAATGGCTCGATCGAATTTAGATTGATATTTGGCGACGATGGCGGCGGGTAGAGGGATGCAACGATGCTGTAAAATGAGCGACCAGTCCAACCGGTGACCGTAAATATCGATGATATCGGTGGCGAGTTCGGGTTCGCGGCTCATTTTTTTCCAATCAACCAGCGATTCGACGAGTTTCAATTTAAAGCTTTCGGGCACGTGCACGGGGAACGAGATGTGAAGCGGTAGCTGTTTAAAAAGATTCGGCCAGTCGATGGTATTTTGAAACGAGTAGTCCACCATGAGAGCGAGAGCAAATTTGTGAACGTCTGTGCGCAACAAGCGTTCACATTGATCGTACCTGGCTTGAGACATGATGAGCGCGCGCAGTCTCTCTCAAATAGCTTTATGTAGATGAAATCAAATATTTCTAAAAAATTTTCACACTTTTTTAGAAATGTATTTCTTGGGGAATAGATTTCAGAATGCGTTCGACAACGGTGGGTGACAATTCCAATTTGGTACAGAAATCCACGAGAACAATAGAGGGATTGTATTGCCGGCGAATGTAAATGAAAACAAAAGCGGCGACAATCATGTACATGCGTCGATTGATTTTCGTACGAATAAAAGCCATAATATCGGGACGATTGATGAATTTCAAAAAGGTCTCGTCCCTTTCGAGACCGATGTGTTTGAAAATCATGTCGGCCGTGTCCGAGTACGACTCGCGCAGGTAGCACAATTCGGGTATTTTTAGTTTGACTAAATTGAAGCCTTTATTGGCGAAATGATTGGTCAAGCCAAACCACCTGATGACCGTGTCGTAACTTTGAGGACATTTTTTCAGCATCAAGACGTGAAAGAGCGACGCGCAAATGATGGCTTTTCGGTAGTTTCCGCGATGAATACGTTGATTACAGGCCATGATAAAGTACTTGTTGGTCATTTCGACAATTTCCGGACTGAGATTTAAAAATTCCATTTCTTTACGAATGCCAATGTTGGCCTTTTGTTGAATTTGGTCCTGGTTGGTGTTTTGACACGTCATTTGTTGACGACAACGATTGCAAAATGTCCCGTCATTATTTTCAAAGTAGACGTGCTGACATTCAACGTCGACATGGTCGACTGGTTGAACGTCTCGATCTTTTGACGATAAATAATTTTCAAATAGACAAAACATTTCGTTTTCGTTTTTACCTTCTGCGCACGCTTTTAAGTTTCAATTTAACTCCGTAAAGCATTACGACAAGTAGGACGGCGACAGCTATAGGAATGCCGTAAGTGGACCAAGCCGACTCTTTGGCTAGGGGACGTAAATCGAACGTGATCACTCCACCGCACTGGGCTTGCTTGTAATGAAAGGGTCGTTCGAGTTGCACATGTTTATTGTGACGATGCGTCGCGATTTTAAAGTAGCCATCGTTCGGTCCCCATTGCGGGCCCCAAGTGTTGCGACAAATCCAGTAGGGAACCGATTCGTAGGTGAAAGAACTGGTTTGCACGTCGGCGGCGACACCCCAACCGACGATGACGACCGTGATGGCGCCGACGAGAGACGCGGGAGACGCGAATTTGGTGTGCGGATGATGAGTGACGACACGATCGAGATAGATGCCGTGTTCACCGAAATGACCCGACAAGAAATTGGAGTAGACCAACATACCGGCTATGACGGGTCCTTGAGTGACGATCGCTTGTTTGATGGCGTCAATGTCCGTCAGCCAGCGCACATTGTCGACGGTGGCTTGAATTTTAGAGAGACACGAGCAACGCGGCGTGGTCGACGACGACAATTGACTGACAAGTTGCGCGGCATTACCTTCGGCCGAGTGACATTTCATGCAAGGTGTGTAGTCGAACGCGGGTTCGCCGTGAACGATGCGTCGATCTTGCAGAGTCGAGACGACGGTGACGGCGAAATTGTTGGCACACGTTCCCTGATGACGGGCGACGGGAAGAGACACGTGATGACGCCAATCGAATTCGACGGGAAAGACATTTTGATGAGCAGCAGCAGCGACCGTGGCGGCAATGTACTTGTTGAATTGCAAATCGGTTTTGTAGAGACTGAAAATGGGACAATCTTCGCCGCCGTGGTCGTTGTCGCTGCGATGTTGCCGCACGATTTTATCGACGGCCGTGTGTTTGACGGGTTGCGCTGCAGGATGAGCGGGATGCAGAGGAACTACTTCTTTCGCCATGATGGAATGCGATTGTCTGGCCGGTGAGTGGGCGAGAACATCGGAAAACTGGGGCATTTGCGTCAACGGTTGACCGTGAGCGTGCGGGTAGTCACGAGGTGGTTTTTCTTTTTCGTAATGAGAGGTTTTATCCATACTTTTATTGTTCAGAGGTTGATTTCCCTGAAGCTGAGAATACGTCAGATAATTGTTCATAATTTATTCTACATTTACCTGAAATAAAAAAAGGTAAATCAGTCTCGACATTGAAACGATGCCCAGCGCATGGAACTAAAAAGAAACCCATTGTGGGTTATTTAAGCTGTGTTGCTGACAATGCCAAGTAGTCGTGGAATTGAAACGGTGACGAACGCTCGTGTTTTGAAAGTTGCATCAAACGTTCACCATGTCGGAAAATTTAGTCAGTACCATTTTAGAACTACTCAATGACTTGGTTAAAGCACAACAAAATACAGTGGACGCATTTATAGATAGAATATCTGTCAGGTATTCTCTGAACGAATTGGAACTGCGAACGTTGTGGAATGGCAGTGACCCTGATACTGTAGCGACTTTAGTCAACGACGACAACAAGTGCACTCACACGTTCACCAAAGGTCAACGTATCGGGCAACAGTGCGGTCAAAAGAATTCCGGAAACACGACGAAATGCAGCAAACACCAAAAGAAATTGAAAGAGCAACGATCGACGACCGCCGCCTCGACCACCATCACGACGTCGTCGACAACCGTGACCGACGACGGCATGCGAGACATTCCTCTGATGTTTAGTAAAATCACTAGCGTTTTGGCTTCGGATACGGAAGACTCTTCGGATTAAATTTCAAAAACACATTATATATTTTTGAAATTTTTTAATAACGACGACCCCAAGAAGCGCCCACGACTACTGGAGCTGGATTTGGAGCTGGAGCTGGAGCTGGAGCTGGATTTGGATTTGGCGGAGGTGCTGGATTTGGATTTGGCGGAGGTGCTGGATTTGGATTTGGCGGAGGTGCTGGAGCTCTCGAATTTCGTTCTTGTACAATGAGATCAATGTCAAAGACTTTTTGATTAAACGGTTTAAATTCTGAATTGATGACGGCCTTCACGTCGACGCTCATAACATCTTTAGTCAATAGATAGTTTGGTGGAATGGCCGGAGTCGTTCCCTCGGGCATGTACAATGGCATACGCATGGGATCGAGTCGCATGAGGGCCGTTTGACTGTAGGCATTTTCGACGAGATGCAACAGTTCATAGCCGACGATGGCGTCTCCGTCCAATTCCATTTGAGCTTCGCGCAAAAATTGCAACGTATTGTAGCCGCGATTGCGAGCCAATTGAGCCAGAAATTTATCGCCCGTGTCGCCGCAACCGTAGTAGACCAACGTCTTTTTAGTGACACCGTTGACGGCTCGAGTGTCGTACCTCAGAGATTTACCGGCGGCCATTTCGCCGACGAGTCGATCGAGAGCTTTGGCTTTGTAGCGAATAGTGTTGGCAAAATAGTTGAAGATTTTATCGCAACCGGGATTGTTGCTGGTCGCTCGTTTGTTGACGGCGCACACGCTGACAAAAGCATCGGCTGTAAATTCAGCCGATTCCGAATCGCGACGCAAAAACGACTGGAAATCACGACCGCCGTACAAAACGATTTGGTCGTTGGCGGCACCCAACAGTTTCATGGCGTGCACTTTGTTGTAGGCCACCAAGGTTTTACCCAACGGCAAGTAGAGTCCCGAACCGCGAACGGGATAGTAATAGGTGCCGACAAAAAGAGTCGGGTCGGCGAAAAACGAGTACATGGGTCCGAAACGAATGACTTCCAAATAGGGTCCAACTTGACCCAAAACATTGGCGTCTTGATCGAGAGTCACGCCGTTGGGTACGCGGAAAAACTGATTCGTCACATCGCGACGAGGTGTAATGGGCGTGGCTGGTTGAATTTCCGGAGGCATTTTGTAGTAGATTTCCAATTTTTGGTAGCGACCGACGAGATCGGCTTCGCTCATCGACGACCACGATGTCGCCGGTGAATTGGGATAGACGAGTTTAAAGTATTCGACCAATCGATCTTTTTCCGTAGCCGGTTTCAAAGCGCCCGAAGCGATAGCCGCTTTGACTTGATCCAATTCATTGAAAATGGGCGATTCGGGCTGTCCAAAACGGACGATATTGTTGCACGTCAACAAAACCGAATCGCCGACCCAGTTCAAGACACCGCCTTTCGTCTGACATTCCTCTTTGGATTTAAACATGATTTCTTGCGACGTGGGGAACGCGCCGTTCGGGGTCGGACCCGGTTTCGGAGGAGTGGTACCCCCGCCACCACCACCACCACCACCGGGAGTAGGACTTCCGCCGCCACCACCACCACCACCTGGAGACGGACTACTGCCGCCATCTCTACCAAAAGGGATCGTCATCCACATGAGCCAAGGAGTCACAATCATAATTATTATTATGGCGATGATTTGACTTCTTTCTAACATTTATTATTTAAAAAATCAAAGGATGGTATCGTTTTAAAATAGGATTGTATAACGGCGTCGGGGACAATGCCTGATTCTTGACATTTGGCGTCGTAAACTTGTTGGTAGCAAGCGAGAATTTCAGGCGTTTCCAACTCGATAATTTCACCATGAGTTTTAATCATGATCGTTTTAAATTTTTCGATTTGCTCCAAGTGTTGAGTGTACAGAGCGGCGATGGTGGCCATTTTGTTGCGTTTGACAATGTACGTTTCAACGGGATCTTTGGCTTTGGTTTCGTCAACGTCGTCCAGTAGCGCTTTGGTTCGATCTTGAAGTTCTCGAGTCGTGTCCTGTTCGCTGGCCTCGGCGCGTTTTCGCATCTCTTTTTCGGCCTGTTGATAGTCGTCATCGAGAACAACCTTATCGACGACTTTACCCATGATGGCTTCACAGATGGGGAAAGGACGACCGACGACGACGGTGTGAATCTTGTTGCAACTGTCTGTTTTTCTGATGATTTTTCTGGCAGCCGTAGCCGCTTCTTCTTCGGTGGCGTAGACGCCTCTAATTTTGGCGAAAGCCAACACGTTGTACTTGTTGATGCCGCCGGGAGCGGCTGGGAAAAAACTAAAAAGAGCATACTTTTGACCTTCGATGGGTGGATCTTGAACGGCGCGTTCCACCTGCGGGTAGTCGACAATGTGCAATGCGGCGCAAGCGGCTCGCGTTTCTTCCAACGTCAAAGGCGGCACAAACGGGTCCGGTTGCCATCTTTCTTTTTTCAATCTTAGACTCATTATAATAATATAATAATTTCTTAGTACAAGCTCACTTTTTAAACTCTCAATTTACAAAACAGGGAAACCCATTGTACCGCCGGCAATGCGGATAATATTGTTGACGATGACGGTGACTATAAATTCGAACGTCTGACCGAAATTGGTGCCCGACAAGACGGGGCCTGTGCCGTTACTGGCTATGATGGCGTCATCGCTAGCAGCTGGCACCAAGCTGACGTTGGACAATTTACCGTAATTGGTACTGCCCATGGGATCGAGATCGTTGAATTTCAACGAATACGAATACAAATGGTAGCCAGTGTCGGTGGGACAAGCTGGAGCGTGATAGTAGGGATTGACTAGACTGAAATAATCGCTACCCATGTTGGAAAAACGATTGGAATTCTCGTAGATGAGCGTCGTGTGCTTGATGGGATCGCGAGCGTAGCGGCTTTCGTAATCGATAGCTGTAGTAGTTGGAGTGACGACGGGAGAGGCAGTCGTGTAATTGGACCACTGATTGGCAAATGTGGAATTGCGAACCTGGAAAAAGAGGGCTTTGACGGCGTGATTGAAACGAACGTCGTAGCTAGGAACTGGATTGGCTTTGGGATTGAACGATTGACGAGGAGCGATTTGAACTTGTTCAATCAAAATGGTACGTTGAGATTTACCCATCAGAATACGTTCCTTGTTGCTGACGATGGCGTAGTTGGCCCATACTTGAACGCTTTCCAAGACGGGAGCGGCATCGATATCGACACCGACAACAGGCACGTTGACTTGAGCTCCGGCGGCGGCTGCATTGTCCAAAATGAGCAATTCTTTCCAGTCGCGGAACTGGAAATTAATGTGCATCTCGTTGTAAGGGATGGCAGCGGTGGGTAGAGAGACGCCAACATCGCGAGTGAAAAAGAAGGGTAAAACGAGATTGAGCGTTTGACTAGGAATAGTGTCTCCTGGACCGTGAGGATCGATCATGTCGCCAATGTTGCCAATCATTTGATCGTAAGCGGCGCGTTTACTAGCTTCGACAGTGAACTGAGAATAGGCATCCAAATGATAATTGTGGATGGTGTGAGCAAACAAATCGTTGAAAGAAATGCTCGTCTCTCGAATGAGATTGTGCATGAAATTTTTGGTCCAACGAAGGCGACCGTTGGCGGCAAAGCTATTGGTAATTTTGAGAGTGACGGCGGGAACGACGACGCGAAGCCACACGTGAATGAGGTAGTCACCGGCGCGACTGACGCTGACACTCCACTCTTGCCCGAAACCGGCATTGCCGTTGTTGCGCGACAACAATACGGGAATCTGAGTGAACCAAGTCGATTTCAAGGTGGAGCGGACAAAGTAAACGATGGCATCGGGTCCCGAGTACATGTACTTTTCGATCTCATCCAATGTTGCAATATTAATAAATCCTGAAGTGATATTCGATTGCGCCATTTTTTGATAATATATTTATTATAACGCCAGAATAGATTTTTGTTGATTAAAAATTCCTAGTTTAGATGTAAAGATGGATAATATCTTGGAATTTCACAAACAAATAGAAACACATTTTAAGGAGGAAATTAGTCAGCTAGAAGGGTTGACGACTCGCGAACAACAAGTGTGCGACTACCTGTCGCAACCGTGGCTCTCGGAACGCGTTCGCAGTCACTTGATTGACGATCTGGACGAGATTCGTACCACCATTAAAAATATTAATTTTATTCGTTTCTATTTCGTAGAAATTCGTTCGATTCTCAAAGAGTACGTGCAGCTGATGCAAATGCCGACGGTGAACACGTTCTTCCAGAAAGAGGACGGCACCAAGCAGCAGCATCACGCGCGTAAAACGTACGTGGTGAAAAATTTTTGGGAAATTTTTGATTGCTACAAAAAGTACTACTACAACGTCAAAGTGGTCGATCAGCAAAAAGACGATCCGAACACGTGCCAGTATTGCGGTTCGACTCTCGGCTACTTTTTCGACGAAACAGTCAACATTTGCTACACGTGCAAATCGGAGAAAGTCTACTTTATACAGTCGAGCAATACGGACACGACGCGCGTCAATCCCAAATACATTTACGATCGAAACCAACATTTTCGCGACTGCATGATACGTTTTCAGGGTAAACAAAAGAACACTATACCTCCAACTATTTTAGAAAATATTAGTAACCATTTGAGCGACTATCGGTTGACGACCATCAGTCTCAGTCACGTGTGTATGATTATGAAAAATTTAGGCTACAGTAAGTACTATGACGACTACGTGTTGATTCACCATTTGATTACGGGTCAACCTCCGTGCGACATTTCCTTCATTGAAGAGCAGCTCTTGCAAGAATTTGACATCATCAATATGGAGTTGAAGAATTTCAAGGAATTGAATAAGAAAAATTTTAATACACAATACATCTTATTTTTACTACTAAAGCATCACAATATCAACGTTCACGCTGATCATTTCATGTTGATAAAATCCAATGAAAGAAAACTATTGACAGATAAAATTTGCAAAACTATCTTTAAATCGCTAGGTTGGAAGTTTAACAGTATCCTCTGAACACACTGCACACAATGTTGTTTCGCTTCTTCAAGAAACCCTTCTCATTGACTGCCGCTACGGTACCGACCATTCACGGTTTGTACGGCGTGACCAAGAAACGTGATGGAGAACTGGTGGCCATCAACGGAGACGGATACGCGTACGACATCAACGAAAAGAGAGTGTGCCAAGTGCCGACGTTTCCTCACATGGAATTCGTGGCCTACGGCGAATACATCAAAGGCGACGAAAACAAAGACGACGTTATTTATCTGTTTGAGACCAACAGTTTTCGAGTGGATTACACGAAACGACACGATTCCCTGAAAAAATTGGTCGACAACAAGATCCTATTTCTCAACAATTGCGTCTTTACGTCGTACCCGTTCAATTACATTCGAGATCATTACGATAGCGTCGATGAGGGCTTCATTTTAACGCGAGTTCACGGCAAAAGTCCCGTGTACAAATACAAAAAGTCCAACGACACGGTCGATTTCTACATCAAAGACGGCAAATGTTGGTGCCTCATTGCTCGAGCGCAGTACGACGAATTGAACGACACGCCTCCCGATACAGACGCCAATTATTTTCTGGTCGAATTCACACCGTGCAGCGAGTATCGTGGCGAGGAAACGGATTGCGTCGTCGAGTGCCACTGGAAGGAAGATGCCAATCAAGACGCGGCGTCAACCGATAAAGTCGGAGCGTGGTACGGTTACCGCGTGCGCCAGGACAAGACGGATCAATTCAAAGCCACCGGATGCGGACCGAACAATTGGAAAACGTGCATGGATCACTATGAAAATTTCTTGAATCCATTGACATTAGAAAAAATATTTTCCTTGTTGTAAAAGAAGCATAATAAATGGGAAATGCTAAATCGACTAACGTAGCTAAAGCAGTCGTAGATATCTATTCGAAAATAGCCGCTGAAACGGTACAGACGAGCACCATTAGTACGAGTAACACGCAAATCATCAGCGTCGACGGTAGCGGTGGCGATGTCAACATTAGCGGCAACACCATCACGCAAACGGCCAAAGTCAACATGACGGTATTGATGGACAGCATCAGTAATGTCGATTCGCAAAAAAGAATCGGCGTGCAACTCGATCAATTGGCGAAATCGTTGGTGAGCGGATTGAATTTTTTTACTTTTGACGATGCCAAGAATACGGCAGAATCTATCGTGAAAAGCCAAACGACCATCAACAACGCTATCCGTCAATCGTGCGTGTTGAACGCCAACAACGTGCAAAGCATCACCATCAAGAACGTCAAAGGTAGCGTCAACATTACCAACAACGTTCTGAGTCAGATGAGCGAAATATTCGACAAGTGCGCGCTGAAAAGCGTGCTCGGCGTGAAAGCCATCGACGACGTGCAACAACGATTGAATCAGGAAGCCGAATCGAAATTGGAAGGTTTCAATTTGGCCTGGTTAGCGGCGGCCGTTTTGGCTTTCGTGCTCGTGCCCGTGCTGGTCGCGGCGCGAGTCACGTCCAACGCTTTGCGTTTCGTTTTTCCTCTCATGATCGCCATCGGAGGCGTGTTTTTTGCCTTGTACTTTACCCTAGGAAAAACGTACATGAAATCGTCCAATTACACGCGACCGTTCAGAGACACCTGTACCGGTAATGTGGACGGTAGCGTTCCAAGGACGACTATCGTTCGGCAAGCCATGGATGCGTGCCTGAAATCGTCATCGTGTCGCGTCGTCGACGCTCGTCTGACGGAAACGGGTGGCACCGTCGCCAAACAAGTGCCCGAAATCACTTTCTACAAGAGCGGCGACGGATGTAAATTTCAGTTTTACCCGCAAGGAGTCGTTCAATTGGCCGCCGTTGACGTTACCGCTGTTAAAACTACCGATAGATACCAATGGTTGCTCTACGTAGGAATCACTATGATTATCGGCGGATTACTGGGAACAATCATTCAACGAGTCAGAAATAATGGCAGTAGCAGTAGTAGTACAAGTTTGACCACGAGTGAATTGACGTCGTTTCCTTCGATAGAATAAAGATTCGAATCTCTCAGAAAGTGATTTGAATCTAAGCGCCACCTAAATAGTAGGCTTGAAACATGTTGCAATTTTCCAAAACGTCGAAATCCTGCGGCAACGAATTGGTCATAAAATACGCCGACACGTAATCGGTGGATCCATTCAAAACAAAAATAGCGTCGACTTTAGCCGTAAATGTTGTCAAATTACTTTGCGTGGAATTATTCCACGAATTGACGTCTTGCCACAAGGGATTCATGGCCGCATTTTGAGCCAAACAAAAATGAATACGATTACCGCCCAATGTTCGAGGAGCCCAAGCAGTCGCGCGAATCGACCACACGCCGGCTTTTTTAGGTTGAAATTTTCCACTAGCATACCAGCCGCCGGTAGTGTCGTAACGTTTGGTAAAGTACGACGCCAAAGTCCACGTATTGGCTACAGCATTAAAATAAGCAAACACGTTGGTGTACTGGAGATACAACAAACTGGTTGAAGTCGCGCTTTGATTGGAAGTCGAACAGCACGTTTCAAGCTGAGCGGAAGTGAAACCGGCACCCACTAAATTACCATTAGCATCCAACATCAACAACGTATTAGCCGGAGCCGTCGATTTCTTTTGAAAAGTCGAATCTATTTTACTAGATGACCACAATGAAGTGGTAGACGGAGCACCCAATAAGCCGGAATCTTTAATATCGGATTTCAAGAGGACGTTGTTGGTGGCGGCGAGAGCATTGGAAGCTTGCGTGCAGCACGCGTTGATAAATGTGGGAGTCAAGCCGCTGTCGACTAAATTACCGCTAGCATCGGGCATCAGCAGAGCGTTAGCCGGCGCCGTCGTCTTTTTCTGATAGGTCGCATCGATTTTGCTGGACGAATACAATTTCGTGGCAGAAGTGGACGTGTCGACGATATCCGTTTTCAACAACGAATTATTGCTAGCAGCGAGAGCGTTGGAAGCTTGCGTGCAGCACGCGTTGATAAACGTGGGAGTCAAACCGCTGTCGACTAAATTACCGCTAGCATCGGGCATCAGCAGAGCTTTGGCCGGAGCCGTCGTCTTTTTCTGGAAAGTGGCATCGATCTTGCTGGACGAATACAATTTCGTGGCTGACGTGGACGTGTCGACGATATCCGTTTTCAACAAAGAGTTGGTGGCGGCATTGGCGGCCTGAGCGCAACACGCCTCTATAGATGTTTTCGTCAAACCACTATCTACTAGATTACCGCTAGCGTCTGGCGTTAGAATAGCATTAGCGGGAGCCGTAGTTTTCTTTTGATACGTGGCATCTATTTTGCTAGACGAATACAGTTTCGTAGCGGATGTGGACGTGTCGACAATATCGGTTTTTAGTAAAGAGTTATTGCTTGTAGCTAGAGCGTTGGAAGCTTGCGTGCAACACGCGTTGATGAACGTCGGTGTCAAGCCGCTGTCCACTAGGTTGCCGTTGGCGTCAGGCATGAGCAAAGCATTGGCTGGCGCGGTGGTTTTCTTTTGATAGGTGGCATCGATTTTGCTCGACGAATAGAGTTTGGTAGCCGATGTCGAAGTGTCGACGATATCGGTTTTCAATAGGGAATTGGTAGCGGCATTAGCGGCTTGCGTGCAGCACGCTTCGATAGATGTTTTCGTCAAGCCACTGTCGACTAAATTTCCGCTAGCGTCCGGCATGAGAATAGAATTAGCAGGAGCTGTCGTTTTCTTTTGATAGGTGGCATCGATTTTGGTTGAACTGTACAATTTAGTAGCCGATGTCGAAGTGTCGACGATATCCGTTTTCACTAGAGCGTTTGTGCTGGCCGTCAACGCGTTGGAAGCTTGTGTGCAACACGCGTTGATGAACGTCGGTGTTAAGCCGCTGTCCACTAGGTTGCCGCTAGCGTCAGGCATGAGCAAAGCATTGGCTGGCGCGGTAGTTTTCTTTTGATAGGTGGCATCGATTTTGCTCGACGAATAGAGTTTCGTCGCTGATGTGGACGTGTCGACAATATCGGTTTTCAATAGGGAATTGGTGGCGGCACTGACAGCTTGCGTGCAGCACGCTTGGATGGCTGTGGGTGTCAGTCCGCTGTCGACTAAATTACCGCTAGCGTCGGGCATCAGCAAAGCATTGACCGGTGCTGTCGTTTTCTTTTGATACGTGGCATCGATTTTGGATGAACTGTACAATTTAGTAGCCGAAATGGACGTGTCGACAATATCGGTTTTCAATAAGGAATTGGTGGCAGCACTGGCAGCTTGCGTGCAACACGCTTGAATACCGGCTGGTGTCAATCCGCTGTCCACTAGGTTGCCGCTGGCATCGGGAACCAAGATTGCGTTGGCCGGCGCTGTCGTCTTTTTTTGAAAGGTGGCATCGATTTTGGAAGAACTATAAAGTTTGCTAGTGGACGTTGTCGTGTCGACGATATCACTTTTTAATAAGGCATTGGCTACAGCTGTAGTGGCGTTGCTGGTTTGTTGGCAGCAGGCGCTAATGAATGCCGGCGTGATGCCGCTGTCGACTAAATTACCATTGGCATCGGGCATGAGCAAAGCATTAGCCGGAGCTGTCGTTTTCTTTTGATACGTGGCATCGATTTTGCTTGACGAATAGAGTTTCGTCGTGGAAGTGGACGTGTCGATGATATCTGTTTTCAAAAGCGAATTAGCGGCAGCACTGGCAGCTTGCGTGCAACACGCTTGAATACCGGCTGGTGTCAGCCCGCTGTCCACTAGATTGCCGCTGGCGTCAGGCATCAAAAGCGAGTTGGCTGGCGCGGTCGTCTTTTTGGCATAAGTAGCATCGATTTTACTCGACGAATAAAGTTTGGTAGTCGATGTGGACGTATCGACAATGTCGGTTTTCAATAAGGAATTGGTAGAGGCACTGACTGCCTGCGTGCAACAAGCTTGGATGGCTGTCGGTGTCAGTCCACTGTCCACTAGGTTACCGTTGGCGTCGGGCATGAGCAGCGAGTTGGCTGGCGCTGTCGTCTTTTTGGTATACGTCGCATCGATTTTAGCCGAACTGTAGAGTTTGTCAGTGGCCGTGGACGTGTCGACAATATCGGTTTTAAGTAGGGAATTGGTGGCGGCACTGACAGCTTGCGTGCAGCACGCTTGGATGGCTGTCGGTGTCAGTCCACTGTCGACTAGGTTGCCGTTGGCATCGGGAACCAAGATTGCGTTGGCTGGCGCCGTGGTTTTCTTTTGATACGTGGCATCGATTTTAGAAGAACTATAAAGTTTGGTAGCCGAAGTGGACGTGTCGACGATATCACTTTTCAATAAAGCGTTGGCCACAGCGGTAGTAGCGTTGGTGGTTTGTTGGCAGCAGGCGCTAATGAAAGCCGGAGTGATGCCGCTGTCGACCAAGTTACCGTTAGAGTCGGGCATGAGTAACGTATTGGCCGGCGCCGTGGTTTTCTTTTGATACGTCGCATCGATTTTGGATGAACTGTAGAGTTTATCGGTAGATGTCGACGTGTCAATAATATCGGTTTTCAATAAGGAATTGGTGGCGGCATTGACAGCTTGCGTGCAACACGCTTGAATACCGGCTGGTGTCAATCCGCTGTCCACTAGGTTGCCGCTGGCATCGGGCATCAAAAGCGAGTTGGCCGGCGCTGTCGTTTTTTTGCTATACGTAGCATCGATTTTGGACGAACTGTAAAGTTTGTCAGTAGATGTCGATGTATCAACAATATCGGTTTTCAGTAAGGAATTGGTGGCGGCACCGACAGCTTGCGTGCAGCACGCTTGGATGGCTGTAGGAGTGAGGCCACTGTCGACTAAATTTCCATTGACGTCGGGCATGAGCAACGAATTGGCTGGAGCGGTCGTTTTCTTTTGATAGGTGGCATCGATTTTACTTGACGAATAGAGTTTAGTAGCCGAAGTGGAAGTGTCGACGATATCGCTTTTCATCAAAGCATTGGAAACGCCAATTTTAGCGTCAGCCGTTTCTTGGCAACAAGCACTGATGAAAGCCGGCGTAATGCCGCTGTCGACCAGATTACCATTGGCATCTGGCATGAGTAACACATTGGCTGGCGCCGTCGTCTTTTTGGTAAACGTAGCATCTATTTTAGAAGAACTGTAGAGTTTATCGGTAGATGTCGACGTGTCGACAATATCGGTTTTCAATAAGGAATTGGTAGCAGCATTAACAGCTTGCGTGCAGCACGCTTGGATGGCGGTAGGAGTTAGGCCACTGTCCACTAGATTGCCGTTGGCATCGGGCATGAGAAGCGAATTGGCTGGTGCTGTCGTTTTCTTTTGATACGTCATGTCGATTTTGGAAGAACTGTAAAGTTTATCGGTAGATGTCGATGTGTCGACAATATCTGTTTTCAATAAGGAATTGGTAGCAGCGCCAACGGCTTGCGTGCAACACGCTTGTATGGCACTAGGCGTCAGTCCACTGTCCACCAAATTACCGTTGGCGTCGGGCATGAGTAAAGCATTGGCTGGAGCGGTGGTTTTCTTTTGATACGTCATGTCAATTTTCGAAGAACTATAAAGTTTATCGGTAGCCGTAGACGTGTCGACGATATCGACAATTTTCAACGATTCATTGGCGGCTGTTATAGCGGCCGTGCAACACGTGGTAATAGCCAAAGGCGTGAGACCGCTGTCGACCAGATTACCGTTGGCGTCGGGCATGAGTAGCGAGTTGGCTGGCGCTGTCGTCTTTTTGGTATACGTGGCATCGATTTTGCTGGACGAATACAATTTGTCGGTGGCCGTGGACGTGTCGACGATATCTGATTTCATGAGTCCATTGGCTGAACCGGTAGCGGCTTGAGCGCAACAATTTTGAAGAAATTGTGGAGTGAACCCGCTGTCGACGAGATCGCCTTTAGCGTCGACGACGACGATAGCATTGGCAGGAGCGATAGCTTTCTTCTGGAACGTGTCGTCAATTTTCAGAGACGAATACAATTTAGTCGCCGAGAGGGACGTGTCGACGATATCTGATTTGAGTAGCGAGTCAGAAGCGGCGTTGGCAGCTTGCGTGCAACACGCTTGAATAGCCGCCGGCGTCAATCCACTGTCAACCAGATTGCCGTTGGCATCGGGCATGAGGAGAGCGTTAGCCGGAGCCGTGGTTTTCTTTTGAAACGTGGCGTCTATCTTGGGAGCGCTGTACAACGCGTTGCCACCGCCGTCAATAATATTGCTCGGCGACAAAGCGTTGCGAGCCGTTTCGCAGCACGCATTGACGATAGTGGGCGTCAGTCCGCTGTCGACTAAATTTCCGTAGTCGTCCATCATGAGTAAATGTTGAGAACCGGCGACAGCTCGTCGTTGGTAATTGGTATCAATATAATTGGAACTGAACGTGGTAGTGTAGTCGACGATCGTGTCCTTGATTTTATCGCAACACGAAGGCAAACTGTAGGGTGTGGTAACGATATCGCCGTTGGTATCGGTCGATAAAATACTATTGGCCGGCAATGTCACCATTTCCAGTGCGCCAGTATAGGCGTTGTACGTGACTGGTCGTTGGGTGACACTTGTTTCCGGTTTTTTAACGTACGTGGCATCCGTTTTCAAACTGCTGTAAAGACCATCGGATTTAGGCTGAACGTCGTCGATTAACGCTTTAATACTTTCGCAACACGACGTGATGAAAGGAATACCGATTTGTGAACTGGAAACGTTGCCGACGGCATCGGCGACTAAAATGGCGCCCGGTTCCAATTTAGTTCGTCGCAGAAAATTCTTGTCGGTAAAACTACTGCTGAACGTGTTGGTCAAACTAGCCGTCGTGTCATTGATGATTTTTTGAGGGCAACATTCGGCGAGTTCTTTGGTTTTCACCGACGACGAAATGAGAGCACCAGTCACGGGATCGGTGACGACGACCCGATCGGGAACTAAACTCAACATTTGACCTTCGGGACCAGTCTTTTTAAAGTAGGCGCTAGTGTAAATAGCCCCAGATAATACCAACATAACCAAAGCCACAAAGAGAGCTAATTTAGCCGTTTCATTCATTTATTGATATATACAATTAATTTAATGGTAATGAGACAATCCGACTAAAACAGTTTCATAGAAATAATTTTTTTATGAAACTCTATTCATTATTAATCGAAATATAAAATAGAGGTTTTTTCGTGGTCATGTGTCCGTAAATAGGATCTCCTTGATAGTGAAAACCGCACGCATTGGAAGCATCGATAAGATAGTTGAGGTGATGAAGTTGGATAATTTTCTCGACGTATTTACACTTGTCCGATTTGAAACTGAAAATACAAAAGTAATCATCAGAAAGACCAAACATGAGCGGAGGCAAATGTTCGCAAGCGTACAGTGTACCTTTGATGAAGAGAAATTTACCTGCGTAAAACGAGTTTGAAAAGTCTTCCGTACGCCGATTGACGTGAAACGTGACGCGAGCACCGTGATGCGTCAAATAAGCATTACGAATATTGTAGGGTACATCTTTTCTGAAGATGGAAATGGCGTTGTAAGGCGAACGGTCGCTAGAGATTTTATCGACCCAACAATTGATGGGAAATTTGTAAACGTGACCATAAGTGTTTTCTATGACGGTAAAAGTGGATTCAAACCAGCGAATATCCGGTATGGATGTTTTTATAAAATTTTGATAGTTTTTATAGACGTGCAATTTGTTGACGTTCAAAACGAGTTTGGCATTTTCCTTGACAACGGTCGTGTTTTTGAAAGGCGTCGATATTTGAAGATCGCTTTCCTTGTCGTAAATGACACTGCCGTACAAATGACAATAGCGTTCGAGCCCGACAATGAGATCGCTGGGTTTACGTATGGCCGCGCAGACGACACCGACGTCGTGTTGCGGCAAAATGAAACGATCGCGTTGGAGAGCGGGTTGAGTCAAATCGACCACCTGGTCGTACATGCAATCGCAAAATTGTTGAATGGCTTTTAAAATGGGATGCTGAGGTGCTTGACGAGCGATAATCTGATAGAGATGTAAACAGAAATATTGTATTTCTACAGTGAGCAGTTTAGAGCGAGTGTCTCTAGTTGTCTTGAAGAGTTCCGATATGGCTGGTGTTCGACTGAAATTGTGCGGCGCACACTGGAAATCGCCTCTCAAATGAGGATCGATACTGTGTCGCAAATCCATGGTGCAAAATCCAAAGTCGATCAACCTCGCTTCATATGCCATGTGAGGCAGATAAATGCCTCGTTTTTTATTGGCGTCGGCCAAAAGAAATGACGACGTCGATTTGGCCACCATCACGTTACGTAAATGAACATCAAAGTGTACCATTCCCAAATATTGCTTGATAATGTAAAAAGAATAGGTTAACTGGAAAAGAAATTGAATGACGTAGTCGACGGTGAGATGCGGTAAAAAAGTCATGACTTCATACGAGTAGCGTTCTATGAAGAGAACGTAATCTTTGTCGACAATGTTGGCACTGATGTAGTTGCAGAGAAAAGGACAGACTTTCATTTTGTTCAAATAGGAAATGAATGGGCAAAAATAAATTTCAGCCAAATCAAAGTCGAGCAACCAAACGCCTTCAAACAAAAGAGCCGATTGTTTGAAACCGTTATTGTTCATTTTGACGATGACATCAGCTTGTTTGCGGTCTACCACCTTGTGACCGTTGATTTCTAATTCGTAAATGGCTCCAAAGCCTCCCTTGGTGAGAGGAACTAGGCGATAGAGACCGCGTTTCCAAAAGTACTCAAAATCTTTATTAGTTAGACTGTTAATGGCTGTAGCGACATTATTAAAAAAAGAAGCAAACATTTTATCGAGAGAAAAGCAGTAAATAGTATTCATGATGCAACTCGTTTATTGAGAAAAAAAATTTTCATTCATCGTTCAAAAAAACCGTAACAAAAGCGGTAATATTGGTATTGCAGCGAGGGCAGATGCCGTACTGACAAGCGCAGGTGGCGCAGAGAAACGAACATCCGCACGGTAGGAGAACGGTGTCTGCAGTGTTGGGACATTCGTCGCAAAGAGTGGCGTCATTCACCGAGATTCGCGTACGTTGGTCGTGCAGAGGACAAAAAAGGGCGTGTTCATCGATAGAGTTGCAGACAAAGCAAACGTTTTCGTTGCACGAAGCGTGACGAAAAAAGCCTTTAGAAGCTAAATGCAAATAATTGGGATCTCTGTTATAAGAGATGAAGCGCAATTCAAATTTGGCCCACGCCGGATGATTCATCTGCATCGGATAGGCTAAAAAGTTAAAATTTTAAAATAATCAGCAGGTTGGCGACAGAGCGGACAGTGGTCGACATTTAGAGCACAATTGGGACAACAAACGACATGTTTGCAGGGAAAAAGAATGGTGGCGGCTTCGAAACAAACGACGCACGTCGAGCGAGACTTTTTACCTGGCACGTGTTGGTAAAAAATACAACTCGACGAATGAGAGTCAACGTTGCCACAGTAAATACATAATTTCTGGATCCAAATGTCTTTCACGGTGGCTTGCAACATGGCACCGAATGATTCCATCATAAACATTTCACCTACAATCTGCGTCGAAATTCCCGTCATGCCGCAGTTGCAGACTTTAAAAAAGATGGGCGTCGATTTATAGGGAAATATATAGAGACATTGCAATTGGGATTTGAGACATTTCAAGCAATTAAAAACTACGTAAGCAGAATGTGATTGATAGAAGCCACACGAGGCGGCGGACGAGTCGATGGTTTTCGCTCGATTGTCCACCGACATGAAATACTTGAAAAAAGGGGAACGAAATCGCGAAAACCCTACACACACACACATACACACAGATACACACAGATAAGTAAAAGTTCAACATAGCAGCAAAACAACAGTAAACTCACCCAAAGAATTTAAATAAGGACAGCAATCGCAAGATGTCAACGATGAAAACGTCGTCGTCGACATCATGGCTCCAGCCGAAAAAGGAGCTAAAGCAGTCGAAGCCATAAAAGCAGCTGGCGGAGTAGAAATGACTGGAGCAGGCATGGTTATGAGTATGGTAGCGAAAATGCGGACCATTTTATACGCAGTTGTGGATCGAAATCGTCATGACAATGCAAAAACCCAACAAAAATTGTCATGACAACGGGAAATAGCCACAGAAATTGTCATGACTACGGAAAATAGCCACAGAAATTGTCATGACTACGGAAAATAGCTACAGAAATTGTCATCACTACGGAAAATAGCCACAGAAATTGTCATGACAACAACGATAACGC